TAAACATCCCGCTTATCCTGCAATTCTGCCTTCTTCTGCTCCCAATCAATGCTTAATTCATAAGTAGCATGGGGGCCGGATTCTTTTGTCGGTAATCTTGCAGGCATAGAATCACAAGCAAGGACAGCGCACTCGCAAGCTGTAGCAGATTCAAGATAAGTTTTCTTATCGCCCGTTAAATCAGCATAGCCGGGAACGATCTCGATTATATTTGCTTCGGCAACATCCACAATGTCCGGTTGTTCCAAATCATCATCAGGGACAAAGGCCGAATCTATGCCCAGTAAATTCCTGATTCGGCCTTGCCATCCCTCTTCTGTTAAAATCCTATTTGCCATAAGGGACTACCCCCTTACGCTAAATGAAGAACTTTAGCAGCTTCGTTGAACACTTTAGCGTATCCATTTGTTTCGGATAATGTAAGGATCTCTGTTTGACGTTCAATAAACTTGCCAGCTTCGTAAATATCACTGCCTGCTTCCGTTACCTGCTCAATGGCAAACTGATTGTTAATACCAATAATTTTTTTGGCACCAACATCCTTATGCCAGAACAGCCTTACAGCACCAGAGGGCATTTGCGGAGCAGTCAGATTTATGCCAACGCTTGTCCCTTGCGCTAAAATCTTTAATACATCAGCAGCAGAAAGGCTTGGAAGTTCAGCCAAAACAATGCTGATAAATCCTGCCTTATCAGCAATTATAGTGTTGCAGGGAAATTCCTCAAATTCCATCAGGAACCGCAAGAACACCTCAGCGGTAAGTGTGGTAGCACTTCCAACCAGATCGCTCGACTTAATGACAGGGGCAGCATTATTGTTACCGTCACCGTTAACAATAACATTGATGATTTCCTCAACCTTGTCTTTTGCTACCTGCATAGCCATTCTGCGAAGATGTAACGCAAGCATGTCAATCTTCATCCGGCGAAGGACTTCATAACTTGCTTCGATAGCCCTACCGAATTTATAAATCTTGACAACTTGATCCCGCCCGGTAATCTTTACTCTCGGTAGTTCGGCTGCCTCTGTTACTCTTTTCTTCTTCTGCTTAGCGGGTTGATCGTCAACATAGAATGTCCTATAGGTATCAGAATCAATAGTAGTAAATACACCCACCAAATAAGGAAGCATGGTATCTTGCACAATGGCTTCCCTTACGCTTCTTGCAATGTATTCAGGGAATAAAAACCTGCTTTCCTCTGTCCTGTAAAATGCTTCCACATCGCTTGCGCTAATACCCTTATCATAGATTGACCTAGTAAAAATACCTTCCTGCTTTAAAGCTCTCTGGAAGGCATCAAGTTTTTCCCCTTCAGGGGTCGGGTATTTTTGTTCTAAGAACTGCGAAATATTCTGTTTTGCAGCTCTCGCCTGGTCATACATAGTACGACTTAAAACAATTTTATCTGCCAATTAAAGGTCACTCTCCTTTCTTTTTAATGCCAAGTTAACAAATCAGAACCATAACTTTTTTGTTTTCACTATCAACACTAACCGCCTTAGCTGGGCCAGTAGCGCCAGTAGAAGCCTTAACAGCACCGTTACCATCAATTACCAGATAATCTCCAGCATCGGGAAGGCTGCCGGAAACACCGTCAAATTCGGTATAACCTGCATCCTGGACAGTCACATAGCCGTCAAATTCATACTGGTTAATTTTGCCAAGCAACGGATCACCCTCACTACCAAAACCTACTTCACCATCACCGGTAATTGTTACGGCTTTGCCGATAACAGCGCTCCTACCGTCATTCTCCCATGCCCTTGCTGACGCTACAGCAGAAACTAAAGCAGCGTTAGCTTTATAGGTAGATGCCCTGTAGCCAATGCCCTCAAAATCAAGACCACCTCTTCCTGTAGTCAATTGCAATCACACTCCTTTCGTGCTTTTCGTTAACTGAGCTATTTTGTCAATTTTGTTAATAAATTTTAAAACCTTATTTTTTAGTAACTTCGCATCACCCGTTAAATTGCAATCATATTCCAAACAGTAATTACAATACAAAAAAACAACCTCATTAAAAACAGCGTCTAAGTCAAGGCGATTGTCAGTAGTTAAAAATTTATTCAAAATAAACATCCCCTTAACTACATTTCAAACGCTTCATCAGGATAATCATCTGCAGGCTCATTATCGCCCTGCTTTTCTGCTTCGGGATCAGTTTGCCTTCCGGCAGGTATAGCGGATTCTGCTTCAGCTTTAAAGGTTTCGATAATATTCTTCATTTCCTCAGCACTCATAAGCTCGAAACGGGTTTTCCATGCCCGCTTATTGAACTTATCGCCCTGCGCACGAACACCCCATTTTTCAGCATCTTCCTTGAGTTCGTTAAGGTATTTCATGCCTTCTTGTGCATAAATGAGCAGTTGTTCCGGCTCAATCTCCTGCCCTAAAAGCTCTGTGGCTTCGTCACGGGTTAGATAAACCTCAATGCTTTCAGCTTCCCGGATTTCTTCCTGTGCTTCTTGCTCTAAGTCTTTTTCAAGTTTTTCTTTATCGCTCAAATTATCACCACCTTTCGATAAAGTAACGCCTTTGACGTATCCCTTAACTTCCACTTCGCCACGTTTGGCAAAGGTCAGAAGTTTGCCCTTCGTGGCACTATAGGTATGAAACAGTGTTATCCCTGGTTCCAAGCCTTTAAAATCATCAATAGCAACCATCGGGGTTTCGCTTAATCGCTCTACTTGGGACAAAACACCGGCAGTAGGATAAGCACCGTCAAAGACTATACTATTTTCAAGCAAATTGCCGGGAGGTTTCGCAATCACATAGCAAAGTTCGCCATCGTATTCCCTGCCTTTAAAATGCTCACATTTGCTGTAATCCCTGTAATCATTGCCGCAAATAGAACATTCATAATTGCTTGACATCCAGCCGATAGAAGTATCGAACGCTGTCCCGTCTGAAAGGTCAGCTATCAAGGCATCGGTAGAAATACCGTCCTTCTCCTTGCCCCTAACAAGGTAATGGTCTGCGTATAATGCCCATTGTTCCCCTTCGGTATCGCTTCTTTTAATCTGTGCATCAAACGTCCTACCGTAAACAAGGGCAAGTTGCCCGCCGAAGAAGTTTGCCCATGAATGGTCAAGCATTAGGGCAATCCCTGTTTTAGCATCTTCCTTAAATACGTTCAGCAGGGATTTATGAATCTGCATGTAGCGGTTAGGGATAACCATGTCGCCAACAAGTTTGGCGTTAAAAACAAAAACTTGCTCCGGTTCTAAGGGAATCCTTGCAAGCCTGTTAATCATCTCCATTTGTTTGCTTGTAGGAACGCCGTATTGCCTTGCCAACGACTGCCGTTCTATCACCTCCTCGTCTGGTGAATGTAAGAAATGATCATGGTTCAAACCATCATCACCCCCTCTCTCTCTTTTTTATTGTCCTCCTGCGATCATATTGTTCTATGCCTTTTCCACAATACAAGCAAGGATTGTCTTTTACCTTAGTTTGGTTTACCGGCTTTCCACAAATAGGACACTTTCTCGTTAGTATTTTCTCTTTCAGAATCCTTGCGTTTGTGTTGATTTGCATTAATACCATCTCCTGCACTAAATGATACCCTGATTTGATCTTCGGGGTAGTCTTGGCTATAAGCCTTTTCTGCTCCAATTATTTCTTGAGCAGCTTGATCGGGGCTACAAAGTTTGAGAAGCATGTTAATAGCCCAGAATTCTTGCTGTTTGAGTTTAATGTCCATCCTTTGAAGCTCGCTTGCATAGTCAATATCGTTATGCGTAAATACAGGTATAGCCTGGATTCCTTTTACTCTTAGCCATAACCTCGCAACTTCTTCTATTAACCGCTTGCTCCCCTGCTGTATCGACTTAATCCCTCGAATGGTGATACTAAATTCTACTGTGCTATAAGTTTCCGTCTTGCCAGTATGTCTGTTAACCAGGGTTCCCAACTGCTTCAAGGCGTTCAGCATTTGGACATCAACTGTTTCTGTTACCGCCCTAACGTCAAGGGAACGGTTAGCATTAGCCCCCTGTGTCATATTAACCTGCACATCGTCAAAGTGCATGTAATCGGCATCGGGTTTCAAATTGCGGAAAGATTCTTCAATTTGTGAAAATATATAGTTATACCATTCAATCTGCTTTTTAGAATTAACTTTATGGTCTGCTGGCATATGCTTGGCAACCGCTTCTCTGTCAATAGAAATATCGTTACGGGGCCATCCTTGCCTGTGCAAAACTGCCTGTAAATCCTGTAATGTCTGCAATTGAAAATCAGTAGGTTGCAAGGCAGGAGCAAGGAGCAGGTTGCCTCTCGGATCATTTATATCAGGGTCGGTAGGAACACTGAAAATATTTGCATTTTCGAGGGATACTCTACCTTTTAATGCTTGACGTTGGTAGGGTATCCATACCTTTTTACCGTCCCGTTCTTCCAGTTCCCATTCGATTGTTCGAGGGTCGATAACATGGACATCGACAATATCTGTCCTATCCTCGCTTACCTCTACTTCAATCATCTGGTTCCCTAACAGGTAAGCGGAAGTATGCAGGATATTGATTAACCCGTCTAACCCTGCATTGGATATTTCGTTTACCCTTGCGGCAAATTCCCGCCATTCTTCTTCTATATCTTTAAGCATCACCTGCCTGTTATTAATATCAAAGAATTCCATTTTGTGCCCTTGGTTTGATAAACGAACAAAGTTCCATAGTGCCATTGACACATCAGGAACCTTTTTTCTGAGAAAATCAATTGCATTAGCTTCATCGGGGATTCTTCTTAATTCCGCAAGAATATCAGCTATACGGGAACGATAAGGCGACAATATTCCATGCGAATTTATCCCTGTTGCGCTTTTCCTTCCCGTAGGGATAGGGTCAGCCCTGCTTCTGCCACGTTGAAATATTTTGTTCCAAAATGCCAATTTATCACCACCTTTTACTTAGCCCATATTCTCTTAAAACTGCTACGTCCCAATACCGGCTTTCCAATANTTCCCTTAAACTCAAAATACATAGTGCTTGTGCTGCCTGAAGGGACAGTATAATCATAATAATATTTGCCAACCTCGGGGTTCAAAGGTGTTAATTCATCTATCTGCCTTTTCTGCCCATCATAAATTACAAGTTTTACATCATCGGGATCGGTATAATTCTCATCAAAATCCTTAAACTCACCTTTTAGCCTGATTGTATCTCCAATAAGAGGCATCCCTTCCACCTCCAGTTTAACTTCACGTTCCTGTAAGCCTAAGCCAACTTCTACCTGCTTGTAAGCTGCTTTGGCCTGCGTCAGCTTAGAATTGGCAGTTAATTTAGCTTCGCCGGAGGCTATTTTCTGCCCTGTTAAATCGGTTTCGCTGTTCGCTGTGACATCAGCTTCGCCTTTTACTATTTTCCTGCCGGATACTTTATCGATCGAAGAAACGGCTTTTATTTCAGCCGTTCCTTGCTTTATCGCTTTTCCTTCGGTTTCAATCTTTGGTTCGCCGTCTAAGTGAATTTCTGCTTT